TCATCCAATCCAGTGCCAGGATCGAAGTTAAAGAAATCAATAACTCTTGATCCCCATATAGTATTAGGCCTGGACTTTGATCCACCAAAATATAATCTGCCCTCATGGAACGTAGCTGATTTTGGCCAGCCTCTAGTGCTGCTCCAAACGTCCTCATAGCCATGCTCACTTTTCCAATTACCAGCCACAACGCCACTCGTATCAAAGAACGGAACTTCTGTGACTGCCTTCATTACTGTTGCGCTAACAAACTCTACATACCTGGCTCGTCCAAAAGTAGTATCTACCTGGGCAAATTCATTAACACTTGCCGCTGAAAAAGCCTCAACCTTATATCCTGTTGTGTTGTCCGGCTGTGTAGTCCAGGCTGGGTATACTGTAGCCACTTTGGTTGACGCTACATAATCATCAATAAACCTAGACTGACCGGCCCCAGTTCCAGAAGTAAGAGTTACAGACATTCCGTTAGGCTGATCATTAGATGAGTATGCAGATGAGGCTTTGAGTGTAATTGTACTAGCACCCCCAGCCTGGGCAGTTCCGGTATCTGTCGTTACGCTCGAAGCTGTTATTGTAATGTTTCCTGATACTGCGCTGGGGGTAATTGTAAAATTTGGTGAGTGTGTACTTAAAGCATAAGCATATTGCGGCACATTCGTTAAAGGTAAGTTTTCTAACGTCCAGTTTGTATCTGTGTTTCTAACAAGTCTTTTTGTCTGCAAATCTTCATGGCATAGAATAAGTGTATCAACCGCCTGAGTATAGGTAATTTCATCAAGCATAGCCGCTGTAATATCTGAAGCAGCTATATAATCATTACCTGTTCCGTTTATGTTTGCTTGCAGAACACCAGCCTTAAATACATAAATACGGCCAACAACCAGCACCAAAAGAAAGCTATCTGTAACGCTAAACTCAAAAGGTATTAGTTTAAAATCTGTAAAGCCTGTGCCAAAGTTATGAATAAACTTTAAACCATCTCTACGTTTTAGACCGCCTTGAGGCTGTATAATAACGTTTGTCGCTTCTTCCAGGGCATTTTGATATTGAGATAGATCTGTCCTAGCTCGTAATAGCGGATCTAATTCACCAACAGAAAAGTTTGTTTGAAACTGAGTAACACGCATTTACTGCCTCACTTGAATTAGAGAATAGTCCTCAATAATTTGCGTTGATTGACCTCTTGCATCGATGTTCATGGCTTCACGCATCAACCCACCTCGACCATTCTCTCCAGGGCCTCCATACGCTAATGCTCTAAAATAATCTGCTTTTGCTGCTTGATCTGTAATAACGATCGCTAACTCAGCTGCTAGTGCTGTTCTCAACAGGCGAACAAAATAGTTTGGCATCTTAGCTTCAGCTATGGTTTGCTGATAATCAATAAAAACAGTTTCCATATTTGTTACCAGCTCATCGCCATATATCTCCCAACCATAACGAACAGATCTTTGATCTGTTCCATCAGTTTCAAATACTGCCAATGCACCAGTTAAATGGTCGCCTGGCATTTGATAAGCGTATTTCCATTCATTTATTGGTGTTGCCGATAACCTGGCTAACTGGATTTTTGCCAGTGTCCAGGACCATACATAAGTGCTAAGTAATGTATTTTTTAAATCTGGGTATAATCGATCGCAAGCCTGGGCTGCATCAGTTCCCTCTGTAAACGAAGAAAGGGGCGAAGCCCCCAACGAGATTAAAGCATCTGAGCAAATAGATAAATCTGTATCGCCTACGGCCATCATAACCCTCCAATGTATATAAGGGGCCAGTTGCCCAGCCCCATATTATTTAATCTGAGTCGGTCGCTGTAATTGTTAGACCGTCTGTTACGTCAACAACACCGCTTGCGTTGCTTGCAACGTAGACCCATGACAATGCTTGAGTGCCCCCTGTTGAGGAGCGAACCAAGATAGTGTCACCGACCGCAAGAACATCTGACAATGTATTGAAATAGCCAGCCGTATTAACATCACCAATCGCATCCGTTGTCGAATAACCGTAGAGGCCAGGCGCATCGCCTTTCTTGCCACCACCGTAGTTTACGAAACCGGTACTTGAAAAAGCCATATATCTGTCTCCTTACTCAGTACATGAAATTTTAACGATACCCTCGTCATCTATCGCTACGCTGCCAGCTGAGAACATGGAGCTAACGAGAAAAGATGTTTTCTCAGGTATGTAATTAACCTCACTCTTTTGTGAGATACTTTCGGCATAACCCATTGAGCTTTCATGCCATGCAAAGCATGAACGAGTAGATGGCTTTGGAACACCACCCTCATCACGATCACCCATAGTGATTATATTAAAGCCCATGAACGATGAGATTTCCCCACGAGTAAGAGCCTTTACGGTGGCAAAATCTGAGCTAGTTGTCTCTGTTTCACCTAGCAACGCATCAAGCTGAGAAGAGTGCATCAACAAGTGACGACCTTCAGCTGGTACGTTTTTATCGTTCAGAGCTTTAGCTGCCGCACGAAGTTTTGCAACATTCATATTGGAAGTAGAACCACCAATACCAGTTGCAACCGTTGACGGTGATGAAGCCGCATCAAGAGCATCGATACAGATTTGGTCCATACGTCTAGCTATTGCTTTGGAAACAACCTGGACCAGCTCTCTACGCTCATCAAAGTTAACATGAGACTGATGAAAGATATCAGAATACTCAGCAGCGATAAAGTCAGACATTGTCGCCTGGACAGTGCTATAGGTGACGTTTAACGGTGTCACATCGGTCTGGGGAACCCTGATCGTTGCAACGCCTTTGCCGATTTTTGGAAACTTAACTGTGTTTCCTTGAACACCTGTTCGTGTTCTCATAGTTCCACGAAGCAATGCTTCGCCTTGATATGCCTGTTTCACCTCTTGATCGAATAGTGTTACAAAGGCATTGGTTATACTCTGCGCCATAGCAGAAGCCTCCTTTTAAGGTTTCTAATATAAAACGCTTACCGTTAGCCGATGTAATCGGGCGGTCGCTTGCGTGGAAGTGGTCACGCCAACCAGTGGATTCACCACATAAACGGGCCGCTCGGTTATCCGTTACACCACATATACACGCAAACAACCTACATTGCAACAATATCTAGTTGTTAGCTGCCATCCATTTCTTTTCGATGTTGGTTCGCCAAACAGCGTCAGTCTGCCATCGAGGATCTGCAATGGCTTGCTGAAGATCTGTTACTGTCATTTCTGGTTCTGCAACGACAGGTTTGATCGGGATATTTTCATTGGTGTACCCCTGGATAAGTTTGGTCAAAGCATTGATACTATCAGCATTGTTTATGCTATAGCTAAGAGCTGTTTTTTCTGCTTCGTTTAGATCAGCTCCCTTAATGTTACGCTCGAGAAAACTAATTTTTTCCTGGGCATTAGCGCCAAGCTTTTGCATTTCAGCTCTTCGGTCATACTCAATATCTTCGGCCTGTTCGCCATTCATTTCCAAAATCTGACTAGCCAAGTCCTCAAACGCTTTCTGAGAAACGCCATATTGTTTAGCCCAGTCTTTATATACCTCAACAGCCGGATCTTCCAGATCGAGACCACGATCAACCAAATCCGAAACATCGTAATCGCCTTCCGGTGCTTTATGCTTGCCGGATCTAAATGCTTTTTCCAACTCTGCATAACTCTTTGCAAGCTTTTCAACATCTGGTCCATCTTCATCCCAAAACTTCTCTGGATAATAATCGGGCCGATCAATAGGTTCACCATCATCTTCTGGCATTTCCTCTTGTTCTGGCTGTTCATGCACAGGCATAGGAGCCTCTGCTTGTTGCTCTTCTTCTTTCGCATCTACGTTTATAAGTGGCGCTTCTGCTTCTTGAGCTTCTGCGGCTTCTGTGTTTTCTGTTTCTTCAGACATTATCGCTCCTATCCACCCTTTTGATAATTAACCTGACAAGATCAGCCGCACCTTCTCGAAAGTAACCTTGGCTTGGATCTTCCCCAGGAAACCAGGATGGTTGTTCTATTGTTATCTGCCTCAAATGACTTAGCACCTTTTGGCCTTCCTGTGACTTAAATAATGTTCCATATAATATATCTAAGTCATCCGCTTTCTGCGGCTCCGGCTTTGCTTGAGATAATCCCTCCCAACCTTCAGCCGAACTCATTGCAACGCTCCGGCAACAGTTTCATCTGTTGGCATTTCTGGCTGTTGTTCAGCCATCATAGCTTGCTGCATTTGCTGCATCATTGCTTGCTGCTCTTCTGGAGTGTTAAGCAATTTAGCATCGATACCCATCTTTTCAGAAATAAAATTAACTATTTCTGATATATTTAAAGCAGTTTGACCCATCGGCCCCATTGCATTAGCAATCTGCATAAAATTAAGAAGTTGATTTACCTCTTCCATTTTTGGCGCTTCTGCTAATGGTGACACTGGCACAACCTTAACTTGAACACCATTTACCTTGAGAGGCATACGAATAAAGCCCTGGCGATCAAGAACGTATAAAGTCCTGGATACCAACGGTATCATTATTTCTGTCATCAACCGACCAAAGGCAGAACCCAGATTTGTGGCCAACTCACGCTGGCGCTGGGCAATCTCTGTAGCTGACCTGGCGCTCATTGTGTCCGGTGGCAAACTATCATCCATCAAGATCTTTTTAATGTTCATTGTGAGATCCTGGATAACAATCTGACTTGTGTTAAAATCCCCAGCTCGGGGTAAAGGAGCCAGGGATGCACCTTGCGGCCCACCATTGCGTGCGACTGGGATAATTGCACCTGGTTGTACTTTAATATTCTGGGGGTTTAGTACACCATCATCAGCTGCAAGGTATACGCCTGATATTGAAAGACTTGCGTTTTTTAATATTAATTCTTTTGTTTTGTTGAGTGTTTTAATGTCTGCAATCGCATCAATTAACGGACCTCGGCCATAGACCTCACCAGCTGTTTTACTAAACCTGGCAACAATAAACGGACTGCTATCCATTTCTCGATATACTAGCTCTTGCTGTTTATGCGGCCAAACCACATGATAGTGATACCGACCGCTTTCCTGGTCAAAAATTATTGCATCAAATAAGTCAAGCTCTTCGTGTGGCTTATCATCAATCGCTGTTTGAAGCTCTGGTGTTATTTTAACGTCACGAAACTCTCTCTTAATGGCTTCTGATTTTATTCTTAGCTTACGATATACGTTGTCAATCGTGCCATAAGCACCTTCCTCGATTGCAACTAAATACTGAGGAACGGCCAAGAAGCGAACAGGTGTCACTTCATCGCCTGGTGTAATCATCATAACCGCTG